GATCGTGAAGCGGTTGACCCGGACAGGCTTGGCGTACTTGTTGATCCAACGCTGGTTGAACTCGCCGTAGGGCTCGCCCGCCCAGTCATCAGCGCCGGTCTCAGGATCGCAGCAGAACCAGTACACGCTCAGGGTCCGCTGAGGGTAGAACTCCTCGTCCGGGTGGGCGTGGGAGGGCTCAGGGCTGATCTCGAGCAGGGCTTGAGCCCCAACCGAAGTGATCCCGATGTACCGCTCGCCATCATGCTCGAGCACCTCGTAGCCCTTCTCGGGTGTGCGAGCACATTGCTCCACGATCTCGGCGGTTTGCCGACCGTAGAGTGCTCCGGGGCTTCGGCGGATCCGCTCGAGTTCGGATTCCTTGATGAAGGTCAGTCGGCCTCGCCAAGGGCAACAGTTGCATGAGTCCGCCAGGCGTGCGCCCAGATCAAACTGAACCCAGTTGATGTTGTCAGAAGTCAGTTGTACGTTCAAAAGTTTCATGGTCTTTGTTCTCCGTGGTGCGGTCAGGGCCGCCCAGTCCGCCCCCTCCGAAGAGGGAGCAGGTGGGGGGTCGTGAGGCGATCAGGGCGCGTAGGGATCGAGGATTGGGTCGTCCCCGTCGCTCTTCTTCCGCCAGCGGTAATTGCCCCGCTTCTTGTTGAGCGTGATGTCGATCACGTCGAGGTTGTCGCAGGTGCAGCGGACGCTCAGGCGGCATGAGTTGGTGCTGTACGAGATGTTGGTTGGAATGGTCATAATCAGTTCTCCTTGGGGCAGGGTCGCCCAGTCCGCCCCCTCCGAAGAGGGGACAGGTGGGGGATCGTGCGGGGCTCAGTCCATCAGGAAGTCCTCGTCGAAGTGATGGACCGCCGCGTCCCACCCAGTGATGTAGTGGGCGTATCCCCACTGGGCGTAGCCGACTGCATCCATCTCACGGCGGACTTGGTCATGGCTGACGAAGGCGACGGCGTACTCAGACCCCTTGCCATCTTGGAAGACTCGCTGGGCTTCAGGGGTCCACTCGACGATGATGACCCAGCCGCCATCGACGGTCTTGGCCTTGAGGACTGGACGGCCATTGAAGTCGGCAGGAAGGACGAGGTCGGTTGAAGTGTTGCCGGTCATGGGATTCATCAGGTTGAAAGGCTTCTTGGTTGGAGCCTTTTTGGGGGACGATCCCGAGAGGGGAAAGGTCTTGCCGTTGAGGGTGTAGAAGCCAGATCGAGTGGTCTTGGTCATGGTCGTGTTCTCCGGGGCATCATTGCCCGCAAGGCAACACCATACACCGCAACACATCACCATGCAACACAATCTTGAAATATTTTTTTGTTCGGGTTCTGTACGGGTCGAGCCCATCCGGCGTACAACCCCACTCAGGCCCACCCATCCACGTTGCCGGGCCCAACACCAGTAGAGCCAGTAGAGGAGCAGAGCCAATGCCTCGAGCACGCATAGACCACCAGCACCACCCGCAGCCCGCAGCCAGCCACCAGCAGCACCACAGTCAACACGCGCACGAGGAGCAGGCGCAGCCAGCCCCCCCGCCAGCCAGCGAGCAGGGCACTGGCCAGCCAGCCGCCAGCGATGGGGGGGGTAGGCTTGCAGGTCAGCCGCAGGCAAGCCATGCACAGGGTTCCCGCAAGAGAGGGGACTCGGACAGCACACCAACAAAACAGCTCAGGCAGTGGGAGACCAAGCGGATCCCGTACCTGGAGGCCCGCAGGCAGGGCTGGTCTGCCGCCGAGGCTTGTCGAATGATTGATCTGAACTACGACACCATGCGAAGCTGGCGAATCCGTCAGGAGGGCTTCAGGGAGGAGGAGGCTGAAGCCGAAGGTCAGGGCGATCAGGCGATGATGGACATGCTTCGGGGCTTGGCTTTGTCTGCCGAGGACGAGCGGAACAAGATCCGTGCGGCTGAGGTTTGGCTGCGAGCCCGGTTGCCTCGGATTGAGCGGGTCGAGCTCTCGGGTCCCAACGGGGGTCCGATTATGGGTATTGGTGCAGGTTCGGATGCTGTTAGGGCTGCGGCCCAGGCATGGGCTGGTAAGTTGGACTTCGATCAGAAAGAACTTCCGAGTGAATCAGACTGATATCCAGAACATCCGGCTGGTCCTGGCTGGCGCAAAAGAGCCCGAAGAGTTCGGGTGGGGGCCTGCTGACGTGGCGGCGTGGGCGGAACTGGCTGCCGGGGACCCCGTGGCGTTTGTGACGCTGGGTGTTTGGTCTCGGCGGGTCAAGATCGTGGACGAGGAGACTGGCGAAGAGCGGCCTGCCGAGCACAAGCTGGTCCCATTCATCCCCTGGCCAGCCCAGATCAAGATGATCCGGATGATGTCTGGCTGTGTTGAGAGCGGTCGGGACATGGCGGTGGCCAAGAGCCGGGAAACCGGGGTGTCGGTGCTGAGCACGGCCCTGTCAGTCTGGGGTTGGCTGTTCAAAGGCTGGGATGTGCTGCTGTGTTCGCGGACTGAAGCCTTGGTGGACCGGACCGGTGACCCCGATACGCTGTTTGCCAAGGTCGAACACGTCATCAAGTATCTCCCACCGTCCTGGTTGCCATGTCCTTTGGCGGATCTGCTGCCGGGTGGGAAGCGAAGACGCCACTGCATCCTTGAACATCCTGACGGGAACGCGATCACCGGCGAAGCCACGACGTCCCACATCGGTCGGGGTGCTCGGAAGACGGTGGTCCTGTTTGACGAAGCCGCGTCCCAGGACAGATTCGAGGAGGGATGGCGTTCTGCGGCGGATACCGCTGCGAGCCGCTGGGCCGTCTCTACGCACCTTGTAGGCTCATACTTCACCGGGACCCTCTGGGAGACCGCAAAGGCCACACACGACCCTCAGGACCTGCTATTGACCTATGTCGATGATCCCGACAAGTCGGGGGGGGGTGAAGCTCGGGTTGATGTCGATGGCTCAATCACTGGGGACCCCGGTCGCGGGTACTGGTGGTCACCCTGGCTTGAGCGCCAGATGAAGCGACGGGACGTCCATGACCTCCGCGAGAACGTCTTTGCCTTGCCGTCCAGCCGTGGTCGAAGCTTCTTCCCCGTGGTGGACCTCGAACGCCAGCGTCAGTACACCCGCAAACCGCGCCGATGCGAGGCTATCCGTGGAGAACTTGTGGATAACCCAACCGGACGTTGGCGGATCTTCCAGGAGCCAGACGACAACTCGGTGCTTTGTGCGTTCATGGACCCGGCGTACGGGACCGGTGCGGCGAACGCCTGCTGCGTGATGATGGACGTCAACCAGCGTGAGGTGGTAGCGACGTTCGTGGACCCTGCGATCCCACCGTATGACCTGGCTCGAGAGGTGGTCGGGGCTGCTCGAAGCTGGGCCCGTGGTCGGTCGGACATGCTGATCGGTTGGGAAGTCAACGGACCTGGTGCATCTATGCAGCACGACTTCGAGAGGCTGCGTTGGTACAACGTGTTCCACCATCGCCGGCTGGGACAACGTGTCGAGACCCGTTCAAAACGTGTCGGATGGACGTCTACAAGGGTCACAAAGCGGGTTTTGTTCGGTGACCTGGCCCGTGCGATAGCCGATGACACTGTGATCTGTGCCGATGCTGAGATCCTGGATGAGATGGAATCCACTGTGATCTACAAGGACGGGGGCATTGGGCCAGCCAGGCTGGAGATCGACGTCAGCTCAGGGGCCCGTGACGCCCACGGTGACCGTGTGATTGCCTTCGGAGGATGCGTCATGCTGCTTGGTGAAGTGAACCCAGAAGCTGAACGTGCCGTAACCGATTACGGCAAACCGGACTTCTCGTGGCGAGCAATGTTGAACATGGATAACGATATAGTGCTCGATGAGTAACGCAGTCGTAACGCAACAAGCGAACCTAGAGGAGAGGAGAGGAGAACAGAGGAGAGAAGAAGAGATTATGGTGTCACCGTGCTGATCCGAATACTGAACATCTACTTGCCCTTGAGCTCTATCGCTGCTGTTGAAGTGACGGCTCAGGGCTGTGCTGTTCACTTACATCCGGATTGTGCGGAAATGCTGGGGAGAAAACTGATCATCGTTCCGCATGATGACACGACTGATCTGCTGACCCACCTGGAGATAGCCAGTGAGCCACCTCTGTTGCTAAGCCGCTCGGACATCGAAGATGACATGGCTCCTGTTGAGCCTGTCCCATACGACCCGCCAAAGAAGGCGACACCGCGAAAGCCAAGAGGTAAACGTGCTTCGGATTGACAACGACAACTTGCGTGATGAAATCAAATCCGCCCGCGAATGGCGTGAGAAGCACCTTCGTCACTGGCGTGGGATGAAAGAGCGGTTCGCCGGTCTTGGCTATCGGTCTGATGCCAGCTACGACTACGAATACGACATCGAGAACATCATCGGCCAGTATGTGTCCCTGGTGCTTCCACGGGTGGCATACGACGTCCCTCGCGTTCATGTGACTGCGGACGATCCCGAAAACAACAAACGAGCGCAGGCACTCGAGCTGGCGATGAACCAGTGGTGCAAGCGTTCGGCCACCCGCCCCACGTTGCAGCAAATCGCTACAGACATGTGCATGACATGGGGTGTTGGTCTAGTTACGCCCGAGCCAGTCAAGCACCTTCGTCGGATCGACATGGGTGGCGCTGGTCTCATGCCCCGGATCTACCGGATTGCTCCTGAGAAGTTCTTTATTGACCCTGCTGCGGAGACGGCGAGAGAGGCTCGTTACTACGGTCACGAGTACAAGATGGACCTGGATGACCTGCTTGTGCAGGCTGAGTCCGATCT